TTAGGTTCCAGCGGCGCAAGCTGTAAGAGTTCGAGTCTCTTCGTCCGCACCACGAATTAGAAAAATCTCCCCGAATTCCTGAAAGCCACACGGCTCAAGGGTTCGGGGATTTTTTTCGCCTATCACTTGCATGAATGATACCTTTCCGCCTATAATCTCCTTCTCAACAAAGAGAGCAAAAGGGACACTTTTGGGACACAAAGGCCCTTTTTGACCTCTTCTGAGCCCCTCATCCACTGAATCCCTAACTGACCGTTCGTCGGACTTTACCGGCTGACACTGGCCCCTTTTGACCGGGGAAAATCCAGTGCGGGAGAGTGCTGCCCGCGTGAAGTCATGGGACCACATTATGGCTGCCAGTTTTTGCCTGGAGGGGGTAGCTACGCCTGATGGTTCTCTCAAATGAGACTGACTCATTGACGAGACATTCCCGCTTAGGGAGAGCCATCCAGGGACGCGCCAGGGCGCTGTGGGAGACCACATCCAGAGTCGCGGACCCACAATTGGATTCCTTAGCGATGCCCTCTGAGATGACCCTTAGAGACATCCTTAAAGACATCCTTAGAAATGATTACTTAATGATGATTACTAAGAGATTCCCTTTATGACTACCTCTATGACTCCTCTAGTTGGCCGCCTGGATGGTGAAGACCTCATCGCCACCCAAGTCCGTCTGGAAGAGGAGATGACCCAGCGCGGTGTGAGCCGTTTCCAGCGCAACGTAGAGGCCGCCCGCAGGATGGGCGCTGAGGATGGCACCGAGTACGGCTCCATTATCGTCTCCGGCCGCATGAAGGCGCTCGCTGAGGCCATCAAGGCGTGGATGGATGAGTCTGAGGCCGGTGTGTCGTCCCGCTGGGGCAGCGCATACAAGCTCCTCCGTGGCTATGATGCGGATGTCCTGGCCTACCTGACCCTCAAGCACACCCTGGCTGGCATCTCGCAGCCCCGCACGCTCCAGCATGTGTCCGTCTCCATCGCTCAGTCCGTGGAAGACGAAATGCGCCTGTCCGGCATCCGCGACAAGGAGCGCAAGAAGTACGACCAACTGGTAGAGCGGGCCAACAAGCGGTCCAGCCAGCGCCACAAGCACATCTACGCCACCCGTGTGGCCTCTGCGCTGGACACCTGGAGCAACTGGAGCAACAACGACCGCATCCACGTAGGGACCAAGCTCCTGGAGCTGCTGATGAACTCCGTGGGGCTGATCCACATTGCCACCAACGGCGAAGGCACGGAGAAAGCGCTGAAGTACGTGAAGCCGCTGGAGTCCACCCTGGAGTGGATCGCCCGCAAGAACAACGTCACGGCCATGCTGCGCCCCGTGTATGAGCCGATGGTTGTCCCGCCACGCAACTGGACCTCACCGACCGATGGGGGATACCTGTCGTCCAGCCTCAAGCCGCTGCGCATGGTGAAGACCCGCAACCGGGCGTACCTGGAAGAGCTGGGCAACGTCGATATGCCGATGGTCTACACCGCGCTCAACGCCATCCAGGCCACCGCGTGGCAGATCAACACGCCAATCCTGAACATCATGACCGCGCTATGGGAGCAGGGCGCCATCTGGTGCGGACTTCCGCCCCGTGAAGGCATCCCCCAGCCAGTCAAACCGTTCGACATCGACACCAACGAGGTGGCCCGCGCTGCCTGGCGTAAAGCCGCGTTCAAGGCCCATTCGGACAACCTGGAGATTCAGGGCGCCCGCATCAACGTCTCCATGTCCCTGGACATCGCGAACCGCTACTCCCCGTTCCGCAAGATTTACTTCCCGTACCAATTGGACTTCCGTGGCCGCATCTACGCGGTGCCGCACCTGAGCCCCCAAGGCGCGGACCACACGAAGGGCTTGCTCCGATTCGCCTACGGCAAGCCGCTGGGCGAGCATGGGGCCAAGTGGCTGGCAATCCACGGGGCAAACGTGGCCGGGTACGACAAGGCCAGCCTGGAGGACCGCGTGAAGTGGGTCCACGATCACCAAGCGGAAATCCTGGCGATTGCTGCTGACCCGTTCCAGGCACGCGGCTGGGCCGACCACGTAGGCGTGCAGGCCATCGACAAACCATGGCAGTTCCTGGCGTTCTGCCTGGAGTGGAAGGGCTACTGCGAGCACGGCGACCGCTTTGTGTCGAAGCTCCCGATTGCTATGGACGGCTCATGCTCGGGCATCCAGCACTTCTCCGCGATGCTCCGGGATGAGGTCGGTGGCGCAGCCGTGAACCTGGTCCCCAGCGACCTCCCGGCAGACGTGTACGGCCTGGTGGCCAAAAAGGTCATCGAGCGGGCCATCCACGATGCCAAGCACGGCACCGAAGACGTCCTGAAACATGACGCTGATGGCAAGGCATACGTCCAGGAGGGCACGAAGAACCTGGCCCAGCAATGGACCCGCTTTGGCATCAACCGCAAGGTGACGAAGCGCTCCGTGATGACCCTGGCCTACGGCTCCAAGGAGTACGGCTTCAAGGATCAGGTAATGGAGGACATCCTGGACCCGGCACGCAAGAAAGCCACCGATGCCGAAGGCAACGTAGACGCCCGCCACTTCCCGTTCACCGGGGATGGATTCCGGGCCGCTGGCTGGATGGCGAAGGCCATTTGGGAAGCCGTGAACCAGGTCCTGGTGAAAGCTGGTGAGGCCATGAAGTGGCTCCAGGACGCTGCAACCCTGGCCGCAAAAGAAGAGCTGCCGGTGTGCTGGACCACTGCCGTGGGCTTTCCGGTGATGCAGGCGTACAACTCCGTGGTAGCTCGCCGCGTCAAAACGGCCATCAACGGGGCCCGTGTGCGCCTCCTGATGAACGAAGAGCAAGACGCCTTGGACAAGCGCAAGCAGTCGCAGGGGATCAGCCCCAACTTCGTCCATAGCTGCGATGCGGCCCACCTCATGCTCACCGTTGTGCGTGGCGTGGAGTCCGGCTTGAAGAGCTTCGCGATGATCCATGACAGCTTCGGCACCACCGCAGGGGAGACTGAGCTTTTCTTCATGACTGTCCGCAAGGCGTTCATTGAAATGTACGAAGAGACCGCCGTACTGGAGCGCTTCCGGGATGAGCTGGCCGCGCAACTCAGCGACAAGGCGCGGGCCAAGCTCGCAGAACTCCCGAAACGTGGCAGCCTGAGCCTGGCAGCAGTAGCAGAGTCGCGCTTTTGTTTTGCCTGATAGTTCTCATTAATGGAAATAAACCATAAAAGCAACGTTTCCATGAGTGAGCGATTCTGAATGGCCCCCGGTGATTCCCGTGGGGCCACATTCGGATAACCGAGCCGCATCCCTCCGCCAGAGCCTCCACCGTGCCAGTGCGACCCCCCGCTCATTTCTGAGCTGGGCCCGAGGGACCACATTCGGATAACCAAGCCGCAACACCCCAGTCTCCGCCCGAGCCTCCACCGTGCCAGTGCGCCATTCGCTCATTTATGAGCCGATCCTGAGACCACCCCCAATTCCCCATTCATCCGCAGCAGCAGCCATAGAGCCTCCACCGTGCCAGTGCCGCAACGCCTCGGATGAGCCAGCAACACCTTCGCAACACCTCTACGGACCACCCGCAACTCCCCCTGACCTTTGCCATAGAGCCTCCACCGTGCCGGTGCAGAGGGACGGGAAACGTGCGCCTGGGCCCCGTAGGCAACCCCAACGGACAACCCAGGCCACAACCCCGTGGCCGTATTGAGAGAACCGCAATGAATCGCTTCGGAACCGCAGACAACCAACGCAACGAACCCGAGAACTACGACTCCGCCCTGGGCCGCGCTATCGCGCTTTGGGGCATGGGTCGCTCCATCTCTATGGCCCTCGCCGCTGAGTTGATTGAACAAGGCTTTGACCTTCCGTCCTTGGAAGCGCGCCACAGCCGCTAACACGCACACACAAAACGAGTCCCCAAAATGTCCTATCAGAAACGCCCAAAGAACGTAACCATGACCTCGCCGCGTGGCATTTTCCGCTACCCGGCACTGACCAAACCTGACTTCGGCACCGATGAGTACCCGAAGCCGGACGGTGAGTACAAAGTCACCCTGATCCTGACCCAAGAAGAGGCTGCGCCTCTCCTGGCGAAGCTGGAACCGCTGCACGAAGCCGCCATCGAGAATGGCCGTGAAGAGTTCAAGAAGCTCAAGATCGAAGCCCGCAAGAAGCTGAAAGACGTAACCGTGCAGCCGCTCTTCACCGAGGAGTACGACAAGGAGACCGAGGAGCCGACTGGCCGCCTGTTCTTCAACATCAAAATGGCCGCCTCGGGCAAGTCGAAGAAAGACGGCTCCGTCTGGACCCGCAAGCCAGCCCTGTTCGATGCCAAGGGCAAGCCAATGCTGAAAGTCCCGGACATCTGGGGCGGCACCGAAGGCAAGGTGAGCTTTGAAGTGGCCCCTTACTTCATCCCAGGCACCGCCCTGGCCGGTATCAAGCTGCGCCTGAACGCAGTCCAGGTCATCGAGCTGCGCAGTGGCGGCAACAAGTCCGCTGGCGAATACGGCTTCGGTGAAGAGGAAGGCGGTTTCGACGCTGAATCCGTAGCCGAACAAGAACAAGAAGAAAAAGACGAGTTCGAAGAAGAGGAAGAAGGTGGCGAAAGCAACACTTACGAAGAAGACTTCTAAGACGCCTCTGGATGCCGAAAAAGTGGGACTCAAATATGGGTTCCGCTCCGGGCTTGAAGAACGTGCCGCAGACCAACTAACGGCTGTCGGCATGGGCTTCACTTTCGAAAGTCTGGTAGTTCCCTATACCCGACCTGCGAAAGTTCACAAGTACACCCCGGACTTCGCACTGGCGAACGGCATCATTGTCGAAACTAAGGGCCGCTTTTTGACCGAGGACCGCCAAAAGCAACTCCTGGTCAAAGCGCAGCATCCTGAACTTGACGTGCGCTTTGTCTTCTCCAACTCAAAAACAAAAATAAATAAACGCAGTACCACCACCTACGCGGATTGGTGCAGCAAGAACGGCTTCCAGTATGCCGAGAAGTTGGTTCCCCATGCCTGGCTTAACGAGCCGGTCAATGAAGCCTCCCTGTCGATCATCAAGGGCCTCAGCAAAGAAAAATAATAATGACATACAACGCTGGAACGAAACCCCGCGCTGAGACGGACTACCTGGTAGTTCACTGTAGCGCCACGCGACCATCCCAAGACATCGGGGCTGCTGACATCAACCGCTGGCATCGCGCCAAAGGTTGGCGGTGCATCGGCTATCACTTTGTCATCCGCCGCAATGGCGTGGTGGAGGAGGGCCGCGAGCTGGATCAAATCGGCGCTCACGTAGAGGGCCACAACATCAACTCCGTAGGCATTTGCATGGCCGGTGGAGTCACCGAGGCGGACATCAACGTCCCCGAAAACAACTTCACGCCCGAGCAGTTTGCAAGTCTCAAGCACCTGCTGGGCGAACTGAAAGAGAAATACCCCAGCGCGACACTCCAAGGCCACCGGGACTTCCCGAAAGTAGCCAAGGCTTGCCCGAGCTTCGACGTTAAACCGTGGGTAGCGGCCAACTTATAAGAGTCGTGGGCCCTCAGTTGGATATGGCAGCCGCCACGTCTATCACTCAACTCTGAGAAAGGGCTGGCCTTCGGGCTGGCCCTCTTTATTGCCCATGAAAAATCGAAAGCATGAAACAGAGAGTGAGTTCGTGCGCCACCTGCCCTGTGAAAACTGTGGTTCAAGTGATGCCAACTCTATCTACACCGACAACCACCAATATTGCTTCGCCTGTGAGCACTACGTTCACGGCGATGGCGAAACCCCAACTACTGGAGGGCGAACAAAACGAATGGAAGGTTTAATCTCCGGCGAATTCAAGCCGCTGATGAAGCGCAAACTTACCCTGGAGACTTGCCGCAAGTTCGGATACTTCGTAAGTGAGGTGCGTGGCAGGCTAGTTCAAGTTGCCCCGTACTTCGATAACAGTGGTGTGATGGTTGCCCAAAAACTGCGCGATCAGGATAAAGGCTTCGCCATCCTGGGCGATGGTGCAAAGTTGACCCTCTTCGGCCAGAACCTTTGGGCGAGTGGGGGCAAGAAGATTGTTGTCACCGAAGGCGAGCTGGACGCTATGTCTGTCTCCCAGGTGCAAAACAACAAGTGGCCCGTGGTGTCGCTCCCGAACGGGGCTCCGGCAGCACGCAAGGCCATCCAGCGAAACATCGAATATCTGGAGAGCTTCGAAGAAGTCATCCTCATGTTCGATATGGACGAACCGGGCCGCGAAGCAGCGCAGGAATGCGCAGAGCTATTCAGCCCAGGCAAGTGCAAGATCGCCACGCTATCCATGAAGGACGCCAACGAACTTCTGGTAGCGGGCCGTGAGCAGGAAATCGTCACCGCCATCTGGAACGCCAAGCTGTACCGGCCTGATGGCGTAGTGAACGTCCGAGACCTCCGCGAAGAGATTCGCAAGGCCCTGGTCATGGGCTTGCCGTGGTTCCTTGATCCACTCACCCAACTCACCTATGGACGCCGCTACGGCGAAGTCTACGGGCTGGGCGCTGGTACTGGTGTGGGCAAGACCGACTTTCTCACGCAGCAAATCGCATACGACATCCAAGTCCTGGGCGAGCGTGTAGGCACCATTTTCCTGGAGCAGAAACCGACCGAGACCGCCAAGCGCGTGGCCGGGAAGATCGCCGGGAGACGCTTCCACGTTCCCAAGGAAACCGCTGGCTGGACCGATGAGGAGCTGGATGCAGCCGTAGATGCGCTGGGCGAAAACCTGGTCATGTACGACGCATTTGGTGAAACCGAGTGGGACATTGTGAAGCGCAAGGTGCGCTACATGGCTGTCTCCGAGGGCATCAAGCTTATCTACATCGACCACCTCACTGCGATGGCTGACACCGCAGATGAGAAGGGCTCGCTTGAGCAGATCATGAAAGAGATGGCGGGCCTGGCGAACGAGCTGGGAATCATCATCACGTTCATCTCTCACCTGACCACCCCCGAGGGCAAACCCCATGAGGAAGGCGGGCGGGTAACGATTCGCCACTTCAAAGGCTCCCGAGCCATCGGCTTCTGGAGCTACTTCATGTTCGGCCTTGAGCGTGACCAGCAGGCCGAAGACCCCGTGGTTCGCCAAACCACCACCTTCCGCATCCTCAAGGACCGCTACACCGGCCAAGCGACCGGGGAAGTGCTGTACCTGGCATACGACCGCGACACCGGATTGCTCTCGCTCACCGAAGCGCCCGAGCCGTCCTCACCCTTTAAAGATGAATCCGAATTCTGACTGGAGATACCCCCATGTTGAAACGACTGCTGGCAAAAGTGTTCCCGCAGACCACCGCGTCCGCTGTATCCGACCTGGAGCGCACCCTGGACAAGCTGAGCCAGGCCGAAGCATCCCATAGCGAAGCTGCACGCCAGGCCCGGCAAACCGCCTGCAATCTGCACGACCACGCCGATATGCAGTACGCCCTGGCTGACCGGGCTTCGATGATCCATTCCCGTATCTCCAAACTCCTGGACTGAACCATGCGCAAGCTGATCTTCGCGGCCCTGGCCGTCCTTTCCCTGGCCGCCTGTGAGCGCCACTCCTGCTACAGCCCAGCCGTTGTGCAGGCCCCAGTAGTCGAAGCCCCGGCCCCTGTGGTTGCCGCTCCAGTTGTCCAGGCTGCCCCGATCGTGCAAGCGGCCCCAGTGGTCGCAGCCCCTGTCGTGGTCCAGGACAACTCCAACGCCATGCTCACCGGCATGATGATGGGTCACATTCTGGGCAGTGCTTCGGCATCGGCCCCGGCTGTCCATAACACCACCATCGTGAACAACACCACGACCAACACCCGAGCGACCACCGTGGCTCCGCGTCCGGCCTATGTGGCTCCACGCCCAGCTTACGTTCCACCGCGAGCCAACTACTCGGCACCGCGAGCCAGCTACAGCTACCGCACCAGTAGCTTCTCCAGCTTCCGCTCCCGCAGGTAAGCCATGACGACTCCAGCCCAACGGCCTCCGCGCCTGAAAGAACTGTCCTTGCGCATTGAGCGTGTGGACAACGGAGTCATCGTCCGGTCCCGAGACAACATCCTGGGCCTGGCAAACGAAGGTGACTGCAACGTGTTCACCAATCGCTACGAACTGAGCAACTACCTCAACGCTTTGCTGGACGACTTCCGGCTGTAGCAGATGCACCACCACACGGGCCCCAAGCGGGCCTTTTTTGTGCCTGAGAGAAAACCATGCCTCTGATTCTGACCTACCTGTTTGTCGTTTTCTGCCTGTGCTTCGGCTGGGTTTACAACGTTGTCTGGACCTTCCACCAGTGTGGTGACGCTTTGCTCCTGGGCATTGTCGGCATCGCCTTCCCACCGATTGGGGCCATCCACGGCCTCATTGCGTTCTTTTAAGGGGAGGGCTGATGAGTGATGCCAACTACTACCTCTTCTTGCTCTTCATCGTCGTGTTCGTCCTTGCCTGAATGGAAGCTTCCAGGCCACCTCCAGCCGCTCTTCGATGACGCGCTGGAACTGGTGCGCTGGGAGTTCCCTGGCTCGCACCCGGTCATCGGTGGCGGTGCCATCCGGGATGCCCTCCTGGGCCGACCGATCAAAGACATCGACGTGTTCATGCGCAGCATTGACCACAACGAGCTGAACTCCGAACTCACGGTGAAGGTGAAGCAGCCCGAGTTCCTCGTCCTTTATGGACGCAAGGATATGCACGGTGCCTGGGACTTCCTCCAGAACGTACAGGGCTTCCCCGTCCAGTTGATCCTGGCCGACTTCATGACCCCGCAAGAGCTGGCCGATTCGTTCGACCTGAACCTGTCCCGCGCCACGTATGACGGCTACTCCCTGCACGTTTCCGCGGCCTTCGAAGAGGGCGTGCGGGACAAGGCATTCCGAATCCTCCGCTGCGAAAGCGACTTGGAAGAGCGCCGCTCATTCAAGCGCGTATCTCGCCTGCAAGAGAAGTACCCCGAGTACATCCACGACGAAACCACCCTGGAGCAAATCCGTGTCCACTGAATCCGACCTGCGCCCGTTCTGGCTCAATCGCTACCCGCTCACCCGAGTCATGATCGCGCTGCCCCTGGTTCCAATCATGATCCTGGGCGAAGCCCTCAAGGGCCTGTACCACGGCTTTTGGGATGCCCTGGCCGATACCGGCACGCTCTTCCGAGAGCTGTGGCATACGCCGACCCCCTGCTGACTGGGGGACCAATGCAAGAACCCCTTCTGTTCGACCTCGAAACGAATGGGTTCCTGGAGGCAGTCTCCGTCATCCATTGCCTTGTCATCGAAGACACGGCAACTGGGGACGTTAAGAAATTCCCGCCCGGCCTCATCGCCATGGGAGTCAAATGGCTCCAGGAGCAACATTCCCAAGGCCGTTTCATCGGCGGCCACAACGTCATCAAGTACGACATTCCCGTCATCCAGAAGCTGTACCCCGGCTTCATCGTGAACCCCGCGCTGGTCATCGACACCCTTGTTTGCACCCGACTCATCTGGTCGAACATCAAGGACACCGACACCGGCCTCCTCAAGAAAGCAGTCCTCCCCGGCAAGCTCTTCGGCTCCCACTCCTTGGAAGCCTGGGGCTACCGCCTGCGCCTGATGAAAGGCGAGTACGCAACCGAGTTCAAGGCGCGCATGGGCGATGCCTACGTGGACGGCATGGAGTGGCTGGAGTTCTCGCAAGAGATGCTCGACTACTGCGTCCAGGACGTTGTGGTCACTTCCGCACTGTGGAAGCGAGTCCTTGGCAAGAACTACTCGGCACGGGCCCTGGCCCTGGAACATCGAGTGGCCTGGCTCATGGCCGCCCAGGAGCGCAACGGGTTCCACTTCAACCGCGAGAAGGCAGCCCTCCTGTACGCCAAATTGGCGCAGCGCAGGGGCGACCTGGAGCGCGAGCTGAAAGAGTTCTTCAAGTTCTGGCACGCACCGGCAGGCGAAGTGCTCACCAAGAAAACCCGGCGAGTCTTTATCGAAGACCCACGGGGCAACACTGAGCGCCGTGTGAAGCTCAAGGGCCAGCCCGCGTTCAACCAAGTGGGCTGGTTCGAGAAGTACACCGAGGGTGTCCGGTACACCAAAGTCAAGATTGTGGAGTTCAACCCGTCCTCACGGGACCACATCGCTGACCGGCTGACGGCCCTGTACGGCTGGGTTCCCGAGAAGTTCACCAAGGGCGGCAAGCCCCAGGTGGACGACGAAGTGATGTCCAAGCTGAGCTACCCACCGTGCAAGCTCCTGACGGAATACCTCCTGGTCGCCAAGCGCATCTCGCAACTGGCCGAAGGGAAGCAGGCGTGGATGCTGGTGGAGAAGCAGGGCCGCATCCACGGCTCCGTGAACCCCAACGGTGCCGCCACCGGGCGAGCTACTCACGCTTACCCGAACGTGGCTCAGGTGCCGGCATCTGGCTCCCCCTACGGTAAAGACTGCCGCGAACTCTTCACGGTGCCCCTCGGCTGGCTTCTGGTCGGTGCCGATGCCTCGGGCCTGGAGCTGCGCTGCCTGGCTCACTTCATGGCTCGCTACGATGGTGGCAAGTACGTGGACATCCTCCTCAACGGGGACATCCACTGGGCCAACGTCCAGGCCATGGGCATCACCAGTGAGAAGCGTGACGACCACAACACGCTGCACAAGCTGTACCGCGATGGTGCGAAGACCTTCATCTACGGCTTCCTCTATGGGGCCGGTGATGAAAAGGTCGGGACCATTGTGTTCGGCATGGTTGCCAAGGCCAAGGCGCTGGGTCTCGACTACCAGCACCTCCTGGACGTGTTCTTCAACGGGCAAGACAACCCGGACGAAGAGGCGCTCAAGGCCGCTGGCAAGAAACTGAAAGCAACCTTCCTCCGCAAAACCCCGGCCCTGAAAAAGCTGGTCAAGGCTGTGAAAGAAGCCGCCAAGCGCGGCCACCTGGTCGGCCTGGATGGTCGCCACGTTCACGTCAAATCCGCACACGCGGCACTCAACTACCTCCTGCAAGGGGCCGGTGCGCTGGCCTGTAAGCAATGGCTTGTATTCCTGGACGACGAACTCCAGGCACGCGGGCTGAAACACGGCTGGGATGGCGACTACGCCTTCTGCGCCTGGGTCCACGACGAAGTGCAGATCGCCTGCCGTAACGAAGCCATCGCGGCCATCGTTCGGGAAGCGGCTGAGGCGTGCGTGGCGAAAGCAGGTGAAGCCTTCAACTTCCGGTGCCCCCTGGCCGGTGAATCAAAAATGGGCCTGAACTGGGCCGAAACCCACTAACGAGTAAACGCAAATGACTAAAGACCCTGTTCTCCTGGAGGTCCTGTACGAAGCCTTCAAGAGCCCTTTCAAAATCCAATCGGACTTCGCTCGCTTCGAAGCCCAAGCAGTAGCATCGCTGGCATCGCTGGGCTTGCTCAGCACCCTGGAAGGTCACGGCCAGTATGGTCGCAAGTGGCGTGTCACCGGCACCGGCCTTGACCTGCTACGGGAAAACGATTACCTGTGACCCCATCACTTCACTAAGTCAGAGAGGCACTCCCATGTTGAAACCCTGGACCATCACCATCGACGTGAACGGCACCAAGCATGCATTGGAGTATCCGGCACGTCCGCTTGATGCGGAACTGGGCGCTGACTTAGTGAAGCTCTTCGGCCAATACGGCTTTATCTTCCAAGAAGACCTGACAGAGATTCGCGAGTGCGCAGAGTTATCATCGATGCCGATGTCCTATCCGTCCAAGCAGCAGTAGTAAACCAGAAAGCCATCCGCTGGGGAGGCGATGAGGAGGGTGAACGAGCCCTCTGGACCCTCCACGCATTTGAAGAGGATGGCGAAGCCACCTTCACCGGGATGGTGCAAAACTTGATAGACAAGACAGGGGCCGATGAGGCCCTTCTTGTTTTCTCGGACAAGGTGAACTGGCGCAAGACCGTTCTCCCGACCTACAAGCACAACCGTAGCAAGACCGTCCAGCCGTTGCTCCGCTCCCACCTCACGGCATGGGCTCAAGAAACCTTCCCGTCCATCTCCAAGCCCACCCTGGAAGGCGATGACGTGTGCGGCATTCTACTGACCCGAGCCCGAAAGTTCGGTGAGGAAATCGTGGTCGCGTCCATCGACAAGGACTTTAAGACGGTCCCCGGCCACCACTACAACTTCAACACAGACACGTTCTTCGAAGTGACCGAGGAAGAGGCCGACTACTGGCACCTCTACCAGACCCTCATGGGCGACACGACGGACGGCTACTCAGGCTGCCCAGGCATTGGGCCCGTGGCTGCCAAGCGGCTCCTGGACAAGTCGCCCACCTGGGAAACCGTAGTGGCTGCCTTCGAGAAAGCTGGGCTCTGCGAAGAGGAGGCACTGGTGCAGGCCCGCGTGGCGCGCATCCTTCGCTCCTCGGATTACGACTTTCGATTAAAGAAAGTGAAACTTTGGTCTCCTGAATAAATTACAAAGAGAGGATTTATGAATTCTGAAGCTGTAGAGGCTGCCGTAACTCCAGAAAGAGACTCTGTCCAGATTGGAGGTTCGCACTATCTCAAGTCTATTCAGCCGTTCGACATCGTAAGAGTTTGGGGTCTTGGTTTTTTTCGGGGGAATGTTGTAAAGTACGTCCTTCGTTGCCTTGATAAAAATGGAAAGGAAGATCTTATGAAGGCTCGGCACTATCTGGATGTTTGTATTGAGAACTACGAAGAGTTACGGAAATCAACTTTCTAGGTGAGAGCGTATGCGGCTGTCAGAGAAGTACGAACGTGCGGGTGTGTTTTGGCTTCCAGCAAAGCCGGAGCGCAAAGTTCCAGGGACTCTAACTATTGCCAATGGTGGAGTTGTTGAGCTCAGTCTACATGGTAGCCTTGATGGCGGCGGATTAATTGACTCGCTGAAATCTCCGGGGTCTAATTACATAGGCCGAATAGTCGGCGAGGTTGTTAAGGACGGCTATGTTACTATCGAAAAGTGCCAGTACGCCAATCGCAGCTTTTCACTAGGGAAGGGGCTTTCGCAAAATAGAATCAGAGCCACTCAAGTATTTGTTGGTTTTGGTAGTAATGATGACTCTCCTATTGAGATGACTCATTTTAGTTTCAGGGTTGATGGGGCCGACGCATGGTTTGCCAAAACTGGTTTAGAAATTGATTTTGGTGAGGACAACGAATTCCATGCAACCTATACCCCGCTTAAGTCTATAGTCACGCAGGTCGAGGACTTCAAGCTGGTCATAAGTTTTGGCCATTCGATCACTCCTTCCCAGTTCTCGCTTAGCCTAAATCAGAAAGTGAAGTTTGAGCTTAGCTCAGATCGCGAACGGCCGGTTTCAGATTTTATGTCGGCAGCATTTAAGATCACAAACTTCATCTCGTTTGGATTGGATATTACCGTTGGTCTTCATGATGTAAAGGTTGGAAGCCGATCTCTTACAGAAGAAGTCCTTGGTGTGAAGCGGCTTCTGGAGTTCCAGCTGTATTACTCCAGTTTGCCGGAAGTTTTGGAAGAGCCGGAAGTCGGGAAAAGTATTTTTCTATTTTTGTACCCTGATGTCCAAGATAAATTCGACAAGGTGTTAGGTGACTGGTTCGCTGCTTATGAGAATATCAAGTCTGCACTTGATTTGTATTTTTCCGTGGCTACTGGCGCACACCGTTACACAGATGGTCGATTCCTTGCTTTGATTCAAGGTTTGGAGACCTTCCATAGAACCATTAGTGACGAAACCCTTAAAGATGAAGCTGTTTTTCGAAGAGATTTGGCTAGGGTGCTATGGAGTGCGCCAAAAGACTTGCGTAGGTGGGTCCACGGCAGGACTCGCTATGGGAACGAATTGACACTTGGCACACGTTTGAGTCGAATCATGAAACCCTTTGCCTCCAGCTTGGGGAATGCAAAAGCGAGAAGCAAATTTGTAAGTGGCGTTACAGACACAAGGAACTATTTCACTCACTACAATCCTACGTTGAAATCGCGGGCTTTGGATGGGGCCGAACTGCTCAGGGCTTCATACAAGCTTGAGGCATTGTTCCAATTGTGCCTACTTCAAACCATAGGATTTACGGAGGAGGAAATTTCAAAGCTGATGAAGCGCTCACCAAAGATCAACAGAAAAATGAGCATGTGACCCCACTGTTTTGTGGCTCCAGATGTCGTGGGGCCACATTAGGATTACTGAACCGTGAAAACGGAAAGATTCCCCAACGTTCCCCGTGAGCTGCTGGTGGAGCTGGAGAAGCGATTCCCCAACGTCCTGCCCGTAGACCCTCACATCACCATCAACGAAGTGAACATCCGTCAAGGACAGCAAGAAGTCATCCGACTCCTGCGAAGCCGCTTCGACATCCAAAACACTACTGTTCTGGAATCACAATAATGTGTTCGCACTCAAGCACACCTAAGACGACTGTAGCGGCCCCAACGCCTGCCCCAGCCGCACCCACGGTGCAGTCCGCGCCTGCGACAAGCAACACCGCAGAAAGCACCGACACCCAACAGGCTCAGTCCGCAGCGAATGGGCGCAAGTCCCTCCGCATCGACCTGACCCAAGCATCCACCGGGAGTAGCTCTTCGGGGCTCAACATCCCTCTATAACGAGACCCCATGGCGAAGACCGAGCAAGAACCCGAACGGGGCCTTGCCGCAAGTCTTTATGCCAAGCTCGAACCAGACCGCGAGACCTTCCTACAGAGGGCGCGGGACTGTTCCAAATACAGCATCCCCACCCTGATCCCGCCTGCCGGTCACGCAAGTGGCACGAAGTTCTACACCCCATGGCAAGCGGTGGCCGCCCGAGGAGTTAACAACCTCGGAGCAAAATTGCTCATGGCCTTGCTCCCGCCGAACTCTCCCTTCTTCCGCCTGGAAATCGACGAGTTCACCGAAGAGAAGCTGACCAGCAATCCGCAGATGCACGCTGATGTTCAAGCGGGTCTAGCGAAGATTGAGCGCGCGGTGCAAACCGAGATTGAAACCACCGCCATCCGTGTGACTGGTTTTGAGTTGCTCAAGCATTTGATTGTTGGCGGCAACGGCCTTGTGTACCTGCCCCAGCAGGGCGGCATGAAGTTCTACCCCCTTGACCGCTACGTGGTCCGGCGTGACCCAATGGGCAACGTCCTGGACATCGTGGTCAAGGAGGAGGTCTCCCTGGCGGTACTGCCAGAAGAGGCCCGGTCATTAGTCGAGCCTGGCGATGACTCCGGCGACACCCCCCGAGACCATAACAAGAACGTCTCGATCTACACCCACATCACCCTCAAGGGTGGGACCTGGAACGTGTATCAGGAGGTCAAGGGTCAGATTGTTCCCGGCTCCCGAGGCACGTACCCGAAAGACAAGTGCGCCTGGCTCCCGATTCGATTCGTCAAGATCGACGGTGAGAACTATGGCCGCTCCTACGTGGAAGAGTACCTGGGCGACATCAAGTCCCTGGAAGGTCTCTCCCAGGCCATCGTGGAAGGCTCCGCAGCCTCCGCGAAAGTCCTGTTCCTGGTGAACCCCAACGGGGTCACTAGCTCCAGCGAGCTGGCCGAAGCGCCGAACGGCGAATTTGTGGATGGCGTGGCATCTGATGTCCAGGCCCTCCAGCTTCAAAAGTCCGGTGACTTCCGTGTGGCACTGGAGACCATCAACACCATCACTGAGCGCCTTGAGTTCGCCTTCATGCTGAACTCCGCGATTCAGCGGAATGGTGAGCGTGTGACAGCCGAAGAAATCCGGTACATGGCCGGGGAATTGGAAGCCGCCTTGGGCGGTGTCTACTCCATCCTCAGCCAAGAATTCCAGCTTCCGCTAGTCAACCGCATCATGTTCTCGATGCAGCGCCGCAAGAAGCTCCCCGAACTGCCCAAGGGCACCGTTAGCCCCACCATTGTGACGGGTATGGAGGCCCTTGGACGTGGCAATGACCTGACCAAACTGGACCAGTTCATCTCCACCATCATGCAGATTCCTGATGCCGCCTCCCGGATCAACTGGGGCAACTACATGACCCGCAGGGCCACCGCCCTCGGGATCGACACAGACGGCCTGGTGAAGACCGATCAAGAGGTCCAGCAGGAACAACAACAGCAACAGATGCAGCAGGCAATGCAGTCGGGCGTAGCCCCGGCAGTGCAGGCCGCTGGTCGCATGATGGAGAAAGGCCAACCCGATGGCAGCCAAGCGCAAAACTAAAGAGCCCGAAGAGGGCGCAGTAACAGAGCCCCTTATCGAATACTTCGGTGAGGGCGCAGAGCAAGTTCAATTCAACATCAACCCCCAGGCCAAGCGATACCGCGTGTTCGCTAATGGCCGCGTTCTCGAAGACCTTTAATGGAAAGCATCGAAATCGTATCCCCGAACCCGTCTGCCCCCGAAGGGCATGATGAGACAATGATTGCCGCCATCGACAAGGCCAATGCTGGCCCGGTAGGCGACAACATCACGACCCCTGCTGAAACCGTAGAGCGCCCCGAGGGCTTGCCCGAAGGCTTCGATTCCTGGGACCAACTGGCGAAAGCCTACGCCGACCTCAAGGCACCTGCCCCCGAGACTCCAGCAGCGACCGCAGAGCCCGAACCCTCTACGGCCACCCCGGATGAGGCGAGCAAGGCCCTGGAGTCGAAAGGCTTGGACCTGGATGAGTTCTCCCAGGAGTTCGACCGCACGGGCGCATTGAGTCCCGAAAGCTACGACCGCCTGGCAAAAGCGGGCTATCCGCGTGGCGTGGTCGACCAATATGTGGCGGGCCAGCAGGCTCTGGCAGACCAGCACATCTCCGCAATCAAGGGCGAAGCTGGCGGTGCCGATGAGTACGCAAGCCTGGTCACATGGGCCAAGGCCAATCTGGCACCGGCTCAAATCGAAGCCTTCAACACCGCAGTAAATGGCAGCCTGGAGCAAGCGAAGCTGGCCGTGAACGGCCTCAACGCGCAGTACCGCTCTGCCATTGGCAGCGAGCCAAACCTCATTGGCGGTGGCAAAGCAGCCGCAGCCGATGTCTTCGAATCCACCTCCCAGGTGACTGAGGCGATGAGCGATAAGCGCTACCGCAGTGACCCGGCATACCGTGCCCGAGTCCAGGCCAAGCTCCTCCGTTCCAACGTCTTCTGACGCCTGGCCGCAATAAGAAAAACAACAATGAGCGGCTTCACCGACGAACACTTCTCCATCAAGTGGATGGAGGAAGTGGATGGCGTGGACTACTGGGCATCTTCGCCTTTCCGCTATTGGATCGGTCCCGAAGGGACTGGCCGGTACGTGGATGTCCCCGCTGGCTTCATCACTGATGGAGCTTCTGTACCCCGTCCGTTCTGGTCACTGATTCCCCCATGGGGCACATACGGCCAGGCGGCAATCGTCCATGACTACCTGTGCGAGACCCTCACCGTCCAACTGGATGGCGTGCCTATTCGCATCACCCGAAAAGAATGCGACCGGATCTTGCTCCAGGCCATGACCGACCTTGGAGTTCCCCTGTGGAAACGCTCCGTAATTTATGGGGCCGTGCGTGCTTACGCATTGGCCGCAAACGTGACCCAGCCGTCCGGCCTGGTCCACCTACCCAACCCACCCCAATAAAAGGAAACACCCCCATGAGCTTTCTGAAAACCGTAGCCGTAGATGCTGAGTCGTTCCTGGCAAAAGTCCTGGCAAACCTGGTCTCCGAAGTCGCCGCTGACGGCACTGTGACCAAGGCTGATGCAATCCAGACGGTGGCATCTGCCGCTGTTTCGACCCTGGCGAGCGCCACCAGCGCCTCCTCTGCATCCGGTGCCGTTGTCGCTGACAACTGATCCACCCGGCCTGGCCCGTAGCCGTTAATACGGGCCGCCTCAGCACCTTGAGAAGCAACAGAAAAGTCCAGCCGCACTGCGCCCCTGCGCGGTGGCAACGCGGGCCACGGGATTCATCCCGGCTCGCTCCATCGACTTTTTCTCAAGGATGCACCCCTCAATGTCTGATGCAACTGTTTCCCGCCTGGGCCAAGCGAACCTGACTGGCGATGCCAAAGCGCTGTTCCTGAAAGTGTTCTCGGGCGAAGTCCTGACTGCCTTCCAGGAGTCGTGCGTCACCGCTGACAAGCACCTGGTCCGCACCATTACCAGCGGCAAGTCTGCCCAGTTCCCAATCCTGGGCAAAATCTCGGCCCAGTACCACACTCCGGGCGCTGAGATTGCTGGCCTGAGCGTTCCTGCGAACGAGCAAGTTATCACCATCGACGACTTGCTCATCTCGCACGCCTTCATCGCTTCCATCGACGAAGCCATGAACCACTACGATGTCCGTGGTCCGTACTCGACTGAGATGGGCCGCGCTCTGTCGTACACCTACGACAAGCACATCCTGCAACTGGGCGTCCTGGCTGCCCGCGCATCGGCCCCGGTCTCGACCGAAGCTGGTGGCGGTTCGGTAACTGACTCCGCGCTGCTGACCGATACCACTGGCGAAGCCCTGGTAGCTGCACTGTTCGCAGCCGCGCAGAAGCTGGATGAGAAATTCATCCCGGCTGATGAGCGTTACGCCTACCTGACCCCAGCGGCGTACTACATGCTGGCTCAGAACACCAAACTGATGAACTCCCTGTGGGGCGGCCAAGGCAGCTATGCCAAGGGCGAACTGCCACAAGTGGCGGGCATCAACCTGGTGAAAGCTGTCCACGCTCCGTTCGGTTCCAACATCGCCACCATTGCGAATGGCGGCACCGCGCTGACCGCAGGCACCAGCGACAAGTACGCTGTAGATGCCACCAGCACCGCAGCCCTGGTCATGCACAAGGCCGCTGTGGGCACCGTCAAGCTGATGGACCTGGCGATGGAGTCGGACTACGACATCCGCCGTCAAGGCACCCTCATGGTCGCCAAGTACGCCATGGGCCACGGCATCCTCCGCCCAGCAGCCGCTGTAGAGCTGAAAACCGCCTAACCACCAACCTAGCCTCACTCAAGGACTTCCTTGTGTGGGGCTTTTTTTTCGTGCCTAGAAAATGAAGACACTCGCCCAAACGACCGAGCTAGATGCCGTAAACATCATGCTCAATACCATTGGCGAGTCGCCAGTCAACTCCCTGGATGATGGCCTTCCCGTAGCGGATGCCGCCATCGCCCGCTCAGTCCTCCGCGAAGTCACCATCGACGTGCAATCGCCTGGATGGCAGTTCAACACTGAGCGCAACTACAAGCTGACTCCGGCTCTCCTCACGAAGTACATCACCGTCCCCGGCAACTGCCTGGAGGTCACACCTAGCGGCAAGAGCGCCACCCTGGACATCACTCTCCGGGGCACGCGCATTTACGACCGCCAGAACCACACGTATGAGTTCGGCTCCTCGATCACCGTGGACATGATCGTTCTCCTGGACTTCTCCGAACTTCCACAATCGGTGCGGCACTACATCACCGTCCGGGCCGCCCGAGTGTTCCAGCAGCGGAATGTGGGCTCCGATGTCCTCAACGGCTTCACCGAGAAGGACGAAACGCGGGCCCTGGTCGCCATTCGCAAGTACGACTCGGAGACCGGGGGCTACAACGTGCTGACCGGCAACTACTCCGTCATGCGGGTACTTGACCGATAGCCTATGTCCTTAATCTCATCCTCCATCCCGAACTTCGTTAACGGCGTCTCACAGCAACCATTCACCCTCCGTCTGTCCTCCCAACTGGACGCCCAAGAGAACGGCATCTCGACCGTCTCTGAGGGACTGATGAAGCGCCCCCCAACCACCCACCTGGCCCGAGTGACAGCCTCCCCATTGGAGTCGGCATTCGTCCACACCATCAACCGCGATGCCAGCGAACGCTACCAAGTGGCGATCACCAACGGCGGACTCCGTGTATTTGCCGTAGACGGCACTGAGCGCACGGTGTCTTTCCCGGATGGAACCGGCTACCTGTCCGCAAGCGACCCGGCAAGCGACTTCACCGCGATCACCGTGGCGGACTACACCTTCATCTTGAACAAGGCCATCACCGTGGCGAACCGTGCAGCCGTGAGTGCCACCCGTGGGCCCGAGGCACTCATCAGTGTCATCCAGGGTAACTACGGGCGCACCTACGGGGTCATCCTCAACGGCGTGACCGTGGCTACATACGCGACCCCAGATGGGTCCGATGCCACGAAAACCTCCCTGGCCTCCACGGACTACATCGCCACGGAGCTGGTGGCGGGCATCCAAAGCGCGGGCTTCACATGCGTGCGTGCGGACTCCTGTCTGTACATCACCAGCACCGCGGACTTCACCATCGACTGTTACGATGGTTTCAACAACAACGCCATGAAGGCGTACAAGAAGGTCGTCCAGTCGTTCTCCACGCTGCCTTCCAACTGCACCCAGGCCGGTGGCTGCCTGTTCGAAATTACCGGCGACCCTGGCGATTCTTCGGACGACTACTACGTCTACTACGATGTCGGTACTGACAGCACTGGCGTGTGGCGTGAGTGTGTCGGCCCTGGTGTGGCACTGGGCCTGGACGGCTCAACCATGCCGCACACGCTGGTCCGTAACGCGGACGGCACCTTCACCTTCCAGGCCGCCACCTGGACGGACAGAGTGGCAGGCGATGCGGACACCAACGAAGACCCGTCCTTTGTGGGCCGGACAATCAACGATGTTGTCTTCTACCGGAACCGCCTGGGATTCCTTGCCGATGAGGCCGTGATTTTCTCGGAGTCGGGGAAATACTGGAACTTCTACCGCACCACTGTGACGGAGCTTCTGGACAGCGATCCTATCGACGTGTCCAGCACGTACACCAAAGTCGCGATCCTCAAGCACGCGGTGTCGTTCAACAAGCAACTCCTGCTGTTCTCCGATGAGGTCCAATTCCTGATCGACAACGGGGACACCCTCACGCCCAAAACCATCTCCATCAAGCCGTCCACGGAGTTCGTGTGCAACGCCTTGACCACTCCTCAATCCGTGGGCAAGAACGTGTACTTCGCCTCTGACCGGGAGAACTGGACGGCCATCCGGGAATACTTCACGGACACCAACGATGTCTCCAACGACTCCACGGACGTCGCTTCGCATGTTCCCCAGTACATCCCTTCCGGCGTGTTCAAGATTGCCTCATCCAGTTCTGAGGATATGTTGTGCGTCCTCACGACCGGGGACCGCCATTCGATCTACGTGTACAAGTTCTACTGGGACGGTGACACGAAGGTGCAAAGCTCCTGGAGCAAGTGGACCTTCCCGGACACCGATACCATCCTGAGCGCGGAGTTCCTGGACTCCGAAGTGTTTCTGGCGATCAACCGCGCCGATGGCTTGTACTTCGAAAAGCTCACTGTAGCCACGGACAGTCTGGGCACCAATGAGCCGTATCTGGTTCACCTGGACCGAAAGCAATACGTCACGAAAGACACCCTGAGTTACGCGGATGGCTACACCACCATCCCGCATTCGTGGGCTATGGATGACGGCACGTACATGGCCGTGACCGCCACCGGGCAGACCCTCAAGCCTGGCGTGGTGGCTGAAATTGTGTGGGATGGGACAACAGCGAAGGTGAAGGGGAATTACACCTCCTCGGACCTTATCGTCGGTCGGCGGTACGTGTTCAGCTTCCAGCTAAGCACTATCACCGTGAAGACCCAAAGCGCAGGCGGGGGCACCAAAAGCGACACCGAAGGCCGCCTCCAGCTTCGCAAGGCGTCCGTGAACTTTGCCAGCACCGGGTACTTCCAGGTGAAGGTGACGCCACGTTACCGGGACACTTACACCTATACCTACTCGGGCAAGGTACTGGGCACCCCAAGCGCCACATTAGGACAGGCAGAGCTAAGCACCGGCAAGTTCACGTTCCCCATCATGACGCAGAACACGGATGCCACCATCGTTATTCAGAACGACTCTCCGATGCCTTCGGCCTTCCTGAGCGCGGACTGGGAGGGCTTCTTTGTCAAACGCAGCCAGGCTGTCTGAGGTCGCGTGGGTACTTGAGACGACACCGACACACTGCCATGAGCTGGCCGCCAACATGCGGGAGGAAGACCGGGACGAAATCTGGAAGTCCTCCCGCCTGCAACCCCTGGAAGCATTGCTCCTTGGGCAGATGGATTCCCTGCGCACTTGGACTTTCCTGGTTCATGGTCGTGTGGCCGCCATCTTCGGTGTGGCTCCGCTGACAGATATGGTCGGCGCTCCCTGGATGCTCGCTTCCCCTGAGCTTCCGCAAGCCCGCAAGACATTCCTGGCTCACTGCCGGGACTACATCAACCAAATGCACGAACTCCGTCCGGTCCTCATGAACCGGGCGTGGACGGGCAACCCTGTTCATCTCCTGTGGCTCCGCTGGCTGGGCTTTGAGTTCTGCGACCCGGAACCCTTCGGCCCCGATGGCGAAGCTTTCCAGGAATTCCAGAAGGTCCAATTCCCATGTGTACCATCGTAGCAGCAGCGTGGGCCGCAACGGCTATCGCAGCGGCTGGCACCACCGCGTCCGTGGTCCAGCAGAACCAGCAAGCGAAATCGACCGCAGCCTATGAAGAGCAGCAGTCTGAGAACGACTTGAAGGCGTTTCAGGACAACCAAGCGCAGACCGGGTATGCGAACGAGCAAGCCCGCCAGTCTGCCTCTCAGCAGGAATACCAGAACAACCTCAAGGCCCGAGCGGCTATGTCCACCGCGCGCGCCCAGGCGAGTGAAGCGGGCGTAGAGGGCAACTCCGTGGATGCGCTCCTGGCCGACCTCTCGGCTCAGCGCGACAACTACAACCAATCCGTAGAGCAGAACTACAGCACGACCGTAGCGAACAACAACACCCAGCTACAGAACAACTACTACGGCACCCAAAGCGCGCTCAACTCCCTCCGCTCTGTGGACTCCCCGAACTACCTGGAAGCGGCCAGCCGCCTCGGCTCCAGCGCTCTCGGGGCCTACAGCACCCAACTCCGGGCCAACTCCGGCTCGACCACCGTCACCCCTAATGGCTCATAAGGAGGCCCCATGCGTGGACAAGTGAACTATGACCCTGGCGTCCAGGGCATGGAACAAGTAAACCCAATCGCCTTCCAGCCAGTCCGGGCGCACCTGGATGACACGGCTGGATTGAAGGCGAACCAATTGGCCCAGGCACTGGGCTCCTCAGCGATCCCCCAGGCGCTCCAGCAGTTCGGCTCCGCTGAGGACCAACAGGAGCGGCAAAAGGCCCAGGACACAGCCGACTCCATGACCGTGGGCGAGCTGGGCCAGAAGATCAAAGACGGCTCTATCCTGGCCTCCCAGTCCCCAGCCTTCCAGGGCACGCTCCAGCACATCTACGGTGAGAACCTGATGCAAGGCATGGAGCGGGACACCATGTCGAAAATCCAGACTGGCGAACTCCAGTTCACCGACCCGCAGCAGGTGGACGAATACCTCACGAAGAGCCGCAATGAGGCACTTGAGGGGCAGAACCAGTTTGCCGTGGCGGGCTTCGACAAGGGCTATAACGCCTTCCGCATGAACGTGTTCGACACGAACGCACGGACGATGAACGCCAGGGCCATCACTGAGGGCATCCAGCAGTCCAGCGACAACCTCATGAACGTGGTCGGGGATGTCACTGGGAGCCAGTTCAACGGCACCACTGACCAAGCCGCCCAGGCCATCGCCAGTCGATTCAACCTTCTGTCGTCCACCTCGCTACTCCGGGACGATGCCCGCAAGACCACCCTGAACAACACGCTGGTCCAGATCGCGCAGACCGGGAACAAGTCCCTGGTGGACGCGCTCCTGGCTCAGAAGCTGTCATCCGGTGCCACTGTGGCGTCCACGCTGGGCGGCACCACCGCTGCCGAAGTGAGCCTCCACGCGCAGAGCATGGATGACCAGAACCAGCGCAAGCGTGTGGATGATGAGATTCGCCCGTTCCTGACCCAAGCGGATGCCGGTGAACTGGACCAGAAGGGCTTCAATGACTGGGCGCAGAAGAACGAACGGTGGGTCACAGCCAGCACCTGGAACGCTGTCATCAACCACAGCCAGTCCCAGTTGAATCAGCGGCAGAACAACATCAACCGCTTCCAGCTTCTGTCCACCGCCCAGCAGTCCATGGCGAACGCCCAGCAATCCACGCGGGTAGCCATCGACCAAGGCAACCTGGCGTACCTCCAGCCCCAGCAGGTGATGAGCCCCGAAGGCAAGATGAAGGCTTTCGAGACTGAGCAGTACGCCCAGCAGTACATGGCAAACCGTGTCCAGCAGGAGCAGATGCCGTTCGACAAGCAGGTGCAGTTCTACTCCACGAACAAGGTGGATAACCCGCAGTGGAAGAGCATTCTCCAGTCGGGTCTCACCAACCTGGCGTCCCTCGGCTGGACCCCGGACGGGAAGCAGCAGGGCCAGCTTAACCAGCAGGGCCAGGGCGCAATCGACACCTTCAACCACATCAACGCGGTGAACCCCGCATACGCCCAGCAGCTTGCCGGTGGGGCATACCAGAAGCTCTCCGACATCCAGTTCCTGATGGAGAAGGGCGGATTCCCCGATGCCAACTCAGCGGCATCCCTGGTTTATCAGGGCGGCAACTCCGGTGTCACCGAGGCCGATATGGGGGCCATGAAGGCCAATGTAGCGAGCGCTGTGAATGACGTGGTGAACCCAGGCTTCCTATCTCGCTCCGTCCACTGGGCTGAGGGGCTTTGGGGCAATGACCAGACGAACCTCACGGCAGTCCAGGCGGACATCCGGCGAAGGTCGGAACTCCTCCTCAAGTCCGGCCAGGTGCCCGATGCGGCCAGCGCGGTGAAGGCCACCGTGCAGTACCTGCAAGACCCAAATGTCTCCACGAACATCAACAACACCCTGTACCTGAATAAAGACCTACCTCAAGTCCCCAAGGGAGAAGACCGGGGGAAGTGGGTAGAGCGCTTCATTGACGAGGTGCCAGGGAAGGTCGCGGATGACCAAGACATCGGCAAGGGGAATATCCGCATGGAGCCCAATGACCGAGGCGGTTACACCATGTGGACCGGGGGAGTGCCCCTCACAGACGTGAATCACCAAGTCCTCAACTACTCCCGCCAACAGGTGGAGAAGTGGATTGGCAACACCTACGCCGCAGACCTCAAGGCCAAGACAGCCGCAGCTAATGCAGAACATGCCGCCGAAGTGCAGCGTGCGCTGAATCCTATTGACCCGCAGTACCTCCAATAACAAAGGTAAGTAATGACTCAAATTTCTCTGGAAGATGCCCGGAAAATCACTGATTCGAGCGAGCAACAATATGGCCTCCCTCAAGGGACGCTGTTCAAAATGAGCGGTGAGGAATCATCGTTCAACCTCGATGCCGAAAGCGGCAAGGGCGCCGAAGGTCCGTTCCAACTGATGCCCGCCACCCAAAAGGCATACGGCGTCACTGACCCCCACGACTACACCCAGGCCGCTGATGCCGCTGGGCGCTACATGCGGGACAGCCTGGCTAAGTACAACGGCAACATGGATATGGCCCTGGCCGACTACAACGGCGGCCCTCGGGCTGCCAAGGCGCTGGCCGCAGGGAGTCCCTGGCCGGAAACACGGGACTACCTGAGCAAGTTCAACGGCACCACCCCCGCAGCAGGGCAGACCCCCTCGGGAAAGCCTGACCCCCTGTCCTCCGCTTTCACCTCCGGCGATTCGGTCAACCCGGATCAGAGCGCTTCCGCCTCGGACCTGGTGCAGATGCAGGCCCAGCAGCGGGCAGAGAACGGGGGGCTCATCAACAACGTAGAGAATATCCCCCAAGCTCTGGCCCTGGGCTTCGCCTCGGACAACTCCGTGGTGAACTGGTGGCGGGACAGGGGCACCCAATCGACGGACTGGAATTTCTCCTGGGACAACGACAAGGCTGGCAAGTACCTGGAGGGCATTCCCGAGAAGAACTGGGACTACATCCTCCAGGCCACAAGTGACTTCGATGCTGACTTCCGGCGCTCCCGTATGCAGCAGTCCATGCAGGATGAGCGGAAGCTGTCTGAAATGGGAGTCGCAGGCTTCGGGGGCCGTTTAGTCGGCGGTCTGGTGGATTTGCCCACGCTCATCGGATTTGTCCCCGGTATGGGCGGCGAAGGCATACTCACGGCTGGCTCACGGATTGCCAACGCAGTCCGCATGGGCGTGGTCGGGGCTGGGACCAACGTGGGCTATGACGCGCTGATGAACCGATACAACCCGCTCCGCATGGATGACGACTTGTACATCTCCGCTGCGATGGGCCTGGGCCTCGGGGCCATTGGCGGTAGCCTCGCTCACGTAGAGGGGCCGCTGGCTGAGGAAAACGCCCGCCTGGCCCAGTGGGGCCGCCAGGAGTCCGGCAAGGCGCAGATCAAGGAGCTTACCGATTCGGGCCTCATGCGCCCCGGTGAAGGCGCCCTGAGCCAGCCTGAGTTTCTGCGCAGGTTAGGCCAGGACGTGGACACGAAGAACACCCCTGGCAACGCCATTATCTGGCGGACTGAGGACGGAGGCTCCGCCCGCATCCACTCGCCGGGGGAGGAACCCAAGACCGTGGACTTGCCGCCCGAGGAGCCACGGGCACCAGAGGAACCACCGGCAGCGGGTGAGCCACGGGATGAGCCGCAGGAACCATCAGTGGGTACACCTGGGCGCAAGCAGCCTTGGAGCGAAGAGTGGGACACCCCCCGCTACGAAGCCAGTGGCGGCCGGGATGACAACCTGATCCTCCCCAGTGGCGTCAACCGCGTGAGCCAGTTGGCCGATTACGTCCGGGCGTACTCAAAGAACCCCGAGACGGTCAAAGTGCTGAACCGTGTCCTCAAGGCTGTGGACCTCCGCAAGATGAATTTCAAGGTCATCGAAAAGGGCCAGAAGTTTGGCAATGCGGCGATGGACGCGGTGATTAAAACTGCTAAGGGCGCGGTTCTCACCCCGCACCAGTCCACCGGGGATGGCATTCAAATGTTCCTCCGGGGCCATTCCTACATGAGCCCCACCGGGCGTCTGTCGGACCTGTCCGGCCTGAATGAAGAAACCTTCGTGCATGAGCTGGTCCACGCAGCCACCGTGTACAAGATGCACGCCACCAGCGACCGCCTGATGTCCACGGACCCGCAGATCAGCAAGGCCACTACGGACCTCAGCACGCTGCACGGCTCGATGCTCAAGGCTGCGCAGAGTGAGTTCGGGGAACACTGGAAGAGCGCTCTGGAGGGTCGCCTGGGTATTAACCTGGACAACCCCAAGGAGATGATCGCCTACGGACTGACTAATGCCCGGTTCCAGCAGTGGCTCAAGGGGAAGGCCCTTCCAGGCAAGCCCGATGCTTCCTTGTGGGACCGCTTTGTCGGTGGCCTTCGAAAGTTGCTAGGAATCGGCAAAAACGAACACAACGCCCTGTCCCGCCTGGTGGAGCTGGCGAACCCACTTACCCGCCCAGGAGGCGTGTCCAGGGCGGTGCGCAGTCCCGCATTGGAAGGCAGCGTGGATGCTCAGGCCGCGAAAGCTGCGCACATCCCCGAAGTGTTCGGCTGGGGCCTCGGCCTGGAAAACAAGCTTGGCAAAGCTGACTCTCCAACCGCAGTCCGTGCGCTGGCCGCCAAGCTCTTCGGCACGTCCATTGGCTACAAGGACCATTCCGTGGTCGGGCCCAATGCCTGGGACGACACCACGAAGTGGGCGGAGGGCTGGGCCACGCAGATGAAGAAAACCTCGCTGCCGCAGTTCCAGAAGTGGTTCCAGGCCAACGGCTTCAAGTGGCACCAGAAGGCTGAGGCATTTGACCACTTCGGTAGCCTGGTGTCGGACTTCATCCGGGGCCGGGATGCTGACTTCCCTGATGAGGTAGTGCGTGCTGGTGAGACCATCCGAAAGACCCTGGACCATGTGGCGGACTACATCAACAACCCGCTCAAGGATGAAGGGCGGATCAAGCTGGGCCTGACTGAAACGGAAATCCGTGACTCCGACACGGGCGCTACCTCCGTGGTCGGCACCCTGGAAAAGAACCCGAACTACCTCCCGCGAAAGCATGACGTGAACAAGTGGAACTCCATGGTCAACACCTGGGGCCATGAAGCTGTCACCGGCTGGTGGGCTAGGGCGTATCAGGGAGCCCGTGAGGGCATCTCGGATGAGGCCGCCAACCGCTGGGCGAAGTGGTACGTTCGGACTGTCGAAGAGGCCCATGCGAACCGCACGGAGGACGCGATGGGTTCCATGATGATGGGCACCGACCGGGAAGCCTTGAAGCACTCGCTGATGCTCAATGGCGGTTACTCCGAAGAGGAGGCCGTCCGGGTCATGGACGATATGCTGCCCACGAAGGGGACTGATGCGGGGCGTACTGCCTCAAGCCTCAAGAACCGGAACTCCGTGAACGAGCTGCACACCGAGACCTGGACAGGTGCCGATGGGACGAAGAGCGCTGTTTCTCTCAATGACTTCATCCACACCAACGCCTTCGAAGTAGTGGAGCCGTACCTGCGCCGTATGGCAGGGAGCGTGGCCCTTGCAAAGCACCTGGACGTGTACAAGGGGCAGGACATCGAAAAGGCCATCATGGCCGCCACGGAGAACAAGTTCGGGGAAGGGATGCGCCCAGGCGCGAACGTGGCCGGTATGCGAAAGGACTTGAAGTTCGCCTTCGATCGCATCCAGGGCCTCCCGATGGAGGAGTTCTCCACGCTCAACAAGAGCCTGGAAATGTGGCGTAACTTCAACGTCATCCGCCTCATGGGCGGGGCGGTATGGAACCAAGTCTCCGAGCTGTCGCAGATCACTGGGTCAATGGGATGGAAGGCCACGCTCCAGGCCGTGCCCACTCTCCGAGCACTGCGCCGTGACATCGCCACCGGCAAAGCCCCGGATGACCTCCTGGACCACCTGGAGAACACAATCGGAGGTGCCGGGGCTGACTACGTGGCCCGCCTGAATTTCAGCGCCAAGGACGATTGGATTCGCCATAACGGTGACACCGCCTTCAACCGCAAGCTGGATGCCGTGGACAACGGGCTACGCAAGGTCGCCAAAGGCGTCCTGGACTACACCGGCATGACACCGCTCATGATCCAGCAGAAGCGCATCCACGCTATCGCCCTGGTGAATCACTGGGTCAATCACGCCAATGGTGCGGCGTCCAAGCTCCTCACCGATGACCGACTGGCCTGGGTGGGGATGAGCAGAGACCAAGCGAACGGCGTTCTGGCGGACCTCAAGAAATACAGCACTTCCCAGAATGGTGCCTTCGGGCCTTCCCATAAGCTGGACTTCGGGGCCTGGGTTAAGGACTCCCCTGAGAACTACTCCAGGTTCATGACTGCGATGCACCGTGAGTCTCGCCGTGTCATCCAGGAGAACGACCTTAGCTCCATGATTCCACTCATGGGGACCACACTAGGAAAAGCCATGTTCCAGTTCATGGCCTTCACCATGCACGGCTGGAACAAGTCCATGCTCTTCGCCGCGAACCACCGGGACTGGGCCACGTTGTCCACTGTCCTGCACGGGGGATTCCTGGCGAGCCTGACCTACATGGGCCGAACCATGCTGGATTCCATGGGGATGAATGAGAAGAACCGCCAGAAGTTCCTGGACCAGCGTATGGCCCCCGGTCAGATTGTGGCCAACAGCTTCGGCAAAATTTCTCAGGCCTCTCTTCTGCCAAACCTCTATGACACGGTGTCTCCGTACCCGCTGTTCTCGGGGATGCGGACCACCAGCGACCTGTCCAGCTTTGTCTCCAACCCAACCTATCAGGCCATCAACGGCCTCATCTCCATGAAGAAGCTCGTCAAGAACGGGCTCTCTGATGACTCCCAAACGTCCGCTTCGGACATCAAGAACTGGGCTCGCCTCCTGCCGCTGAACAACGTAGCGCCCGTTAGCACCATGTTGAACATGATCGCCAACGACTACCCAACCGGCTCGAAGCAGCACTGACACAACCACCTCTACGGAAACCCCGGCTTCGGCTGGGGTTTTCTTTTTTTGGAACCCTCTATTTGGCTTACACACCCTTCAGCTACGTCCAGTTGAAAGCGGACGGAGCAACCACAAACTTCCCCTTCAACTTCCCCTACCTGGACACCGCCCATATCCAGGTGTCCGTGGACACAGTGGTCACGGACTTCACTTGGGTAGATTCGTACACCATCAAGATCGCCTCCGCGCCCGTCGCTGGTGGCGTGGTCGAGATTCGCCGGATCACTCCCAAGGATTCCGCCATTGTTTCTTTCCAGGATGGCTCCACGCTCCTGGAAGCCGACCTGGACCTTATGGTCACGTACAACCTGTACTGCGCCCAGGAGGCGTATGACGGCACCCAGGCGAGCATCCACCTGACCGCTGATGGCGTTTGGGATGGGCAGGGCGTCCGTGCCACTGACTTCGCAGACCCTGTGGATGCGCAAGACCTGATGACGCTCAACTACATGAACGTCAACTTCAAGAACACCATGCTTGCGATTGAGCAGGACTCCATCGACAAGACCACTGCTATCCGTACAGCCGCCAACAGTGACCTGGAGGCGATTCACACGACTGCTGTGAACGACCTCAACACCATCACTCAGGCCGCAGAAGCCGCAACCTCAGCTTCCCAAACGGCTGCCAAAACGAGCGAAACCAACGCCGCGAACTCGGCAGCCGCAGCTTCGGCATCGGAGACAGCCAGTGCCGCCTCTCAGGCCGCTGCGAAAACCAGCGAGACCAATGCCGCAACGTCTGAGCAGCAGGCAGCCGGTTACGCTGCGAGCTTGAAGCTGCCTGCCGCAACGGGGGAGGCGCTCCAGGCTCTTCGGCAGAACTCCACGGAAACAGGGCTGGAATACTTCCCGTCCCACCTGGCGCATGGCCTGGGGGCCGTTGTGGACTTCCGAAGCACCACGATGGCGGCTGCAACCCCAGCGGACTTGTACGGCACAGGCACCCAGGTGGGGTTCATCTCCGGGGGGCCAGCAGGCTTAGCTATCCCAGGTCTAGGCGACCCTACCTACGGCGTCCTAGTGAATCATGCGCAGTGGAAGGACTCATCGGCGCTGACCGCCATCTGCCAGGAGTTCTCCTCAGGCACTGAGCGCTTCTTCCGTTACGCCACGGCAGCCACTACCTGGTCCGGCTGGCTCACGGTGTACAACAGCGCTCACTTCGCTATCGCTGACTACCTCAAGGCAGGAGAGACGCACGACACAACGGGGATGCGCTTTGCATCAGCCAATCCGCCCGCCATCGCCAACATCACCTCCAGTGGTGCAGCCAACGCACTCACCATCGGTAACGGCTCCAACGACTATGCCTCCGCCGTCATGGCGTTCATTCGCGATGGGCAGTACGCCTGCTACCTGGGCATCGACACGGACAACGTGTTCAAGGTCGGTGGCTGGTCCATGGGGGACGTGTCTTACCCAATCATCCATACGGGCAACTTGGGGGCGTATACCGGCCAGCTCGCAGTGGGCGCGGTCGGCACCTACGCCTTCATGTGGGCGAATGGCAACTACGCCCCAGGCACGCTCCTGGCTGGCTCTGCCATCTACTACGGCTCCTACAACTACCAATCTTCCGTCACGGCATCCGGCACCTGGATGGTGTGTGGATACCTTTCCTCCGGCTACAAGGCCACCGTTATGTTGCGAGTAGCGTAATGACTGATACCAGCACCACCAGCACCACTCCAGCGGTATACACCACGGCTTCGGGCCCGGCCTATGCCAATGCTGACAAAACCGCTGTGACCCTCACTGTCACCTTCACGGGGATTGGTGAGGCCCCGTTTACGGCCAGCCAGGATGACACTCACGACTACGGGCGCGAGCTATTCACACGCGCAGTAGCAGGGGACTTCGGGACCGTAGGGGACTTTGTGGTCTCCAGCTCCACCACACGGATGGAGTTCGTTCTGAGCCGCGCCGATGCCGTTGCTGCCATCACAGTAACCACCGCCGCAGGTAATACCTTCAACGGCGATGAGGCCAGCCAGAACCGCATGGCTCGCTCCATTGTTGCCCTGGGCGACACCGACACCATCACTTGGGTACTTGCGAACAACAGCACCATCCAGGCCACCAAGGCCGAACTCCAGGAGGCGCTCAGGCTCTCCGGGGAAGCCCAAACGGCCCTATGGGTCCAGACCACCACAACCTCTTAATTGATTCGCCCTCGGGAGACCGGGGGCTACCACTTGGAAAACAACAATGAGCGAAACAATCGACCGTCGCGTGACCCGTCTTGAGGTCCGCGTGGAGGCGCAAGAAAAAGAACTGGGCGTGGTCCAGAAGATGACCGAAGCCTTGAATGAGGCCCTGACCAACATCCAGGACAACCTCACTCAAATCAAATGGCTCGCCTTGGGCGTAGCTATCACCATGGCCGTGAACTACCTCGGCTTTCCCAAAGCACTCGAAATGGTGGTCCACCATGTCCTCGGATAGAGCAACCGAAAAGGAACTTGCAGTAGTCCACAACGAGTTCGCCGTGTGGTGCCTCGAAATCATGCGAGGTGTCCCCGTGACCATCGACGGCGAAGGCGTGATGGAGGATGGAAAGCTAGTGCGCTCGCCACCTGCACCGGCCTATCTCAACGTCATCCGCCAGTTCCTGAAAGACAACAAGATTGAATCCCTGGCCCCCAAGGGAACCACAATGGGAGACCTTAGCGACCTCCCAGTGTTTGACGATGACAATGTAGTTACGTTGTCACGCTAGCTTCTCATATTCAGCTTTGAGTGCTTCGCTTAACTCGCGATAAAAAGTATCGCGTATTTGGACTCTCTCTTCTGATTCGCCAGGAAAAGCCCCCGTTTCCGCCATCCTAATCAGAGCTTCTATATCTATGCTTTCAGTGTCATCAAAGGGGAATTCAGATTCTTCACAGTGCTTGTAAAGCCAGCCAAGTTTTGACTCTGCGAGGGCGTATAGATGGTCTGATTTAAATTCATCGCTAACAGCAGTGAGGCTCAATATGTAGCCAGCGCTCAGTCTTCTATCCATATCATTTGAGTAGTCTGCTGGGGTGAGTGCGAATCTTCCAGATATGTGTTCTAGGATTGATATGCAGTACAGAAGGACGTAAGGCAATCTGCTGTAAAGATAGGACCACTGGCTAACCGTATCTCGATAAGAAGAGAAAATGAAATTCGCTTGATAGGGTTTGGTTACGATTGCTGTTTTGGTTGTAAACAAGTGCGTGGCTTTGTTGCAAAAGCCGTCAAAGCTATCAGAGTTGCTTTTATCGTATCTCAACTGGGTAAGGAAATCCGCATTGAATGCATCGGCCTTACCCACTTTGTCGAGTACTCTCTGGATTCTCGCCCTGTGCCCATCAAGGCCACCATTCTTACCGTGGTCGAGCTTCGGCGGGGAATATGAGAATTTTTCAGCAAATGAGTCGCGGTCATCAACAATTGCTTCTAGAACAAATAAATTATCCTGCAACGGTTTGCGCAGTAGTGTGTAGGCTACGGCGAGCTTCCCTTTGCGTGAAGCTTCTAGTGCTTCAAATACATAATGAAGCATGTCGGAAAGGATAGCTGGGAACATCCTGCTTATGAGTAGGTCTGGGATTTTTGACTTGTCTGCAATGCTGTCTAGCCAAGTTGAAATGTCTTCTACCGGGACTTCGTGCGCTCGGAGGTATTCATTGTTAATCGGGATGTCAAATATTCTTTGCTCCATGCCCGACTTTAGCATTTGTACAGCGATGTCGTGTGCGGTGAAACAAGCTTCATAGCTAGAGTGAAAAGCGGGCGGGAGTTGAGTGTTTTGTTCCTTTAAGCGAGTGTTCATTTCATCCCTGCTATGTAGTTGATGGGCGTAAGCTCAGATTTTATTTCTAACCAATCCATAAAACAATAACAGGTGCCCCCAGGCGCGTCCTGGGCTGCCTTACGGTTTTGCCTTGGCTCGTTCCTGCGTGGGCCCAAGGAGTTTCTTTGCCGTATGGCTGACCGCGTTAAAGTCCATCCCGCCCAGGAGGATTTTCGAAAGTTTATCTACTTGGTGTGGAAACACCTCAACCTCCCTGAACCCACCCCCGTCCAATACGACATCGCCCGATACCTGCAACATGGTCCCCGGCGATGCGTCATTGAAGCCTTCCGAGGAGTGGGCAAGTCATGGGTCACAGCCGCGTTCGTGTGCTGGCTCCTGTGGCGAAATCCCCAACTCCGCATCCTGGTAGTGTCCGCCTCCAGCGCACGCGCCGATGCGTTCTCCACCTTCGTCAAACGCCTCATCCACGAAATGCCGTTGCTCCAGCACCTCAAACCGGGGCCGGATCAGATCGACAAGATGGTGGCGTTTGAGGTTGCCCCCGCACTTCCTGACCAATCCCCTTCGGTTAAGTCCGTGGGCATCATGGGCCAGATCACTGGTTCCCGTGCTGACATCATCATTGCGGACGACATCGAAATCCCGAACAACTCTGCCACGCAGATGATGCGGGACAAGCTGTCCGAGGCCGTGAAGGAATTCGATGCGATCCTCAAGCCGCTCCAGTCGGCACGCATCATCTACCTGGGCACACCTCAGTGTGAGATGTCCTTGTACAACCGGCTCCCCGAACGCGGCTATGAAATCCGTGTGTGGCCCGCGCTGTACCCGACACTCCAGAAGGTGCCGCACTACAAGGGCAGCCTGGCCCCATTCATCACGCAAGCGATGGAAGCGGACCCAACACTATCGGGCAAGCCAACGGACCCGCGAAGGTTCGATGAGAAAGACCTGATGGAGCGTATGGCTTCGTATGGCCGCGCTGGCTTCGCCCTCCAGTTCATGCTGGACACCAGCCTCAGTGACGGTGACAAGTTCCCGCTCAAGGTCCAAGACCTGATGGTGATGAACCTCAACCCGATCATGGCTCACGTCAAGTTGGCCTGGGCTGCATCGCCTGAACTCTGCATCAACGATATGCCCACCGTTGCGCTCACCGGGGACCGCTTCTACCGGCCTATGTGGCACGCCAGCGAGATGAGCGAGTACACCGGATGCGTGATGGCTATTGACCCCTCGGGCCGTGGTCAAGACGAAACCGGCTATGCCGTGGTGAAAGTCCTCATGGGCAACCTGTTCCTGGCGGCCGCTGGGGGCCTCCGTGGTGGCTACTCCGATGAAACACTGGAGACGCTCGCCAAGATCGCCAAGGCGCACCAAGCAAACCACATCATTATCGAAGCCAACTTCGGTGACGGCATGTACACCAAGCTCTTCCAGCCGATCCTGCAGAAGCATCACCGCTGCCTGGTCGAAGAGGTGAAGCACTCGCAGCAGAAAGAGCAGCGCATCATCGACACCCTGGAACCCGTCCTCACTCAGCACCGTCTCGTCGTGGACCAGAAGCTGATTGAGCGGGACTTTGAGTCGGCCCAGGCAGACATCAAGTACAGCTTGTTCTACCAGCTCACGCGCCTCACACGCGACCGTGGGGCCTTGTCCCATGATGACCGGCTCGATGCCCTGGCGATGGCCGTGGCGTACTGGGTAGACCACATGGCTCGGGACAACGACAAGGCTGTCCAGGAGATGCGGACCAAGAACATGGATGCTGAATTGAAGAGGTTCATGGGCCACGTACTGGGCCGCCCTCAGCGCAACAAGGGCTGGATGGGAGGCAACGCAGGGGCCCGGTAGCATTCTGCCATGGCTGGACTCATATCCCCCCCGGTGCAAAAATCCAGGGAGGAGGAATAGGGCATGCTCAAAGAATCGCAGGGATCAGGCGGGCAAAAGGAAATTGTCATCATTGAGGATGATGACCTGCTTAGGAGCTTGGCCGCCGAAATTGTGGCTGAGTTAGGTATGCCGTGTCGTTGTTTCAGCAACTGCGACGATGCTCTTATTTATCGTCTTGAAGCCGGTCCCTGTTTTGCGATAATCGTGGACCATGGAGTGCCGGGGCAGATTCAGGGCACTGAGTTCCTAGCGATGCACCATGAGCACTGGCCGGATGTTCCCGCCATTCTGATGTCAGGTTACGACCTGCGCAAAGAAGAGTTGCCCCCGAATGCGGTATACCTCCAGAAGCCCTGGAGCGCCGAGGTGATGATACAAACCCTCAAAGGCTTCCTCTCGGGAGTGTATGACCTACCGCCTGCTGATGATCCGCATGACCCCGCAAATTCCCTACACGTTCGCCCCCAAGTCCCCGAGGGACCACAATAGGATGACTGAGACGTTCATCCGGGGGCTACATCACGGCTTACGTGGTGCCGGACACTGTTCGGACTGTAGGGAAACCTCAGTGTGTCCGTCATGGCTTGACTGCTGATGATGACGACCATTGGGAACCTTACCTCTCCACTCTCTATATGGGGGGTAGGGGGGCTAACTGAGGTTTCCTAATGGTCTATCATGGAGATGCAGTCACTGATTCATCTCTAGTGGTCATTAAGTATCACCACCATCATCATCCCTCCTTTATATACCTTCACTGTACCCTCCATCCGCAGGGCTCTATAGTGCCGCCTCAAGCAGCCAAAGAGAGCCCCAATGCGCCTCCTCAAGACTGTCCAAGGGATTCGCCTCCTGGGCATCCTCCTGGCACCCGTGGGCTTCTTTATATACATCCTCATCATGCGTTACCTGACCTGGCACATGGACTCCCTCACGGCTTACGTGCGGTACGGCTCCAATGAAACCACCTGGGCCATAGCGAGCCTCTTAGTGGGCTGGCCTGGCGTCCCTGTAGTGCTGTGGTTCGTCCTGGGTCTCCAGGGCAAATGGCCCAAATGATTTAGTTGCAAAAATTTGAGAGCCCACCTCGAAATTGATAGGCCGCGACTACCCCCGGTGCCCCCAGCGAGCGGCCAGAATCCGCCCTCTGAGAACCCTCCGGGCAGGCCCCAAGTGGCCCAGCGGCAGCCCAATGTGTCCCGGAATGTGTCCCACATGGCCGGAAACCCCAGTAAACACAGGGCCTGTCACCAGATTAAGAATCCCGCGCTCCACCTTTCCAGCCTTACAGGCGGCCATCTTCGGCCCTTTGTGGGGCTTTTTTGGGCCCTCAGCGGCAAATCCTAAGCGTGTGGACGTTCGGCTATCTGTTTTTGCGCAGAGGGCTACACACAGCTCCAATCGTGATGGCAAAATGCTGCCCACGTATCGCTAGCGGCAGAGAGCCGGAGACAGGGGAAGTTATGGCAGTTAATTCGTTTCGTCCGCGCAAATATGAAGATCATGAAATCGTCGATCCTGAGGGCCGAGTGGTCGGCCACATCCGCGTAAAGCCAAGCGGCGTGCTTTGGTCTCCTAAAAACGGCAAAGGCTGGTATGGCGTACGTCTCGAAGCGTTCGCAGAGTTTATGGAAGAAAACGGCGAGAAGCAGACCAAGTGAATGGTCCCTGGAGGCGAGTCATGGCTGTCGATTGGAAAGGATTTATTGCGGTCGGTGCTGTAGCGCTCACCCTCCCTTCTGGTGCTTGGGCGCAATGGCGAGACGTAAGTTACAACGGCGTCATTCCCGCAGACTATGTTTACTGCAACAAGCAGAGCGACCTTGACGCGTTCGGGGCCGTTGCCCAGGACGGCGATCAAGCGGGCGCTGACCGGCTTGTGAGCCAGGGTCGCTGCCACGTCAGTTCGGGGATGCGTGTGGAGGTGTTCCAACAGAATGAGTACGCGGTCACCTTCCTTTCTCCGAGTGGTCGAGCCTTCTACACCTACACCAAGTTCGTGAGGAAGCGGTGACGCAAGTCATACGCAATCACACCTCAAGGGGCCCAATCGGGCCCTTTTTCGCGTCTGTACGTCGATTCTGGAGAATTCGCAGGGGCTAAGCCCGACAGAATCCGCGTAGAAGCGCGCCAAAATTACGAAAACACGTCATTTCCACAAATGGAAATAAATCACTTGCATGGGGTGTCGTTACCACATACGATATATTCACACGGTCGGAAATGACTACGAACACACGCACTACCTGGAGCGACACAATGAAGATGTACGCAGCCTGCCTGGCCTCCTACAACAACGGCCACCTGCACGGCCGTTGGTTCGACCTGGAGGACTACGCGGACGCGGACGAGCTGAAACAGGCCATTGCGGTCTACGTCCTGCGCACCAGCCCATACCCTAACGTCACCGTTACCTGCCCAGCGTGCAGCGGTAAGAAGCCCGAGCAGTTCTTCTGCAGGTGCTGCGATAAGACCGGCCTGGTGGCTTCGGCAGAGGAATGGGCTGCACACGATTGGGATGGTGAGGGCTTGGCGACCTTTGGCGAATACCCGGACATACAGCGTGTCTTGAACCATGTGGAAATGGTCGAGATGCACGGCGAAGCCTGGGCTGCCTTCACTGCCTATCATGGCGGTTCTGTTACAGAAGATGACTTCCAGGCCGCCTACCGGGGCCATTACGACAGCGAAAAAGCCTTCGCAGAGGAGTGGTGCTGCGAGCTTCACGGCCTGAAAGGAGATGAATCTTTCTTTAACTGGATCGACTGGCAGCAGGCTTGGGACTGCGATCTTTCCCACACATTCGTCTATCAGGACGGCTACGTGTTCCTTAGCTCCTGGTAATTGTGACGAACTCCTCAAAATCGTTTCAGCGCTGCCCTCGGGAACTACCGGGGGCTTTTTCTATCGCCAACGAAAAGCACTGTATGAATTTACAGTGTAGCGGTTTCGCATCAGGGTGTTGAGGCGTAGACTCCCCGGATTTTTCGATTTTGTCTCTGATAAAGTATCTTCTAAGAGAAGTCGTTAGTCAGGCAAATGTCGCTTGAACAATACCTTTCCATTTGTGACAATTATTCGTCACAGGCTCACTAAAAGGATTCAAAGGCGTGTTTTTGACATTGTTCGGATGGGAATTCTTCCTCGAAACATATTCGCGTTCGGGAATGTTCCTTGACTATTACTTTTCCATCTGTGAGAATCATATCTGGCTCCTGGGCCTTCACTTGGTTTTCAACAAGGTGGTAGATAAGAAACATGGACAGCGCACAGATCACAAGCCTGGTCACGGCACTTGAGAAGTTCCACGACCTGGACCCCAAAATGCCGATTCGGCAAGTCATCTATTTGCTCACTCTTGCCCAGCAAAAAGAGCCTGTGGGCATTTCAGAAATGGCCGACTTGGTTGGGGTAGGTGTAGCTGTCGCATCCCGCTACGCTGCGAGCTATGGGCGTGGTGGGCGCACGGACGCTGGTTTGGGCTTCCTGGTCGCTAAGGAAGACCCGAACGATTGGCGTAAGAAGCAACTGGTGTTCACTGACGCCGGGCGCAAATTCATTGAAAGCTTGTTCGAATCAGAGGACAAAAATGCCCATATACAGGAAGGGAAATAGATACCTAGTTTCACTCGGGTCACGCAACGACCGCTACAGACAAACGTTCGCCACAGAGGAAGAGGCGAAGGCCGATGAGGCTAGAGAGCTAGCAAGGAGGGCCACGCTACCCAAGGCGGTACGTGGCGAAGGCACCGGCACCATCTCCCCGCTGAAATCCCGCAAGACCCTTCAAGAAGCCTACGACCTGACATTCCGCCTGGAGTGGAAGGGTGGCAAGTCTGAAAAAACGATGACACTCAATGGCGGCAACGTGCTGAAAGCACTTGGGGCCGACACGCTGCTGAGCGATATCACGACCGAGGCCATCACCGAAATGGTCCTGGAGTTTGAGGACTTGGGCAACTCTGGTTCGACCGTGAACCGCAAGCTGTCGCTTCTTTCTATGGTCCTCAAGACCGCTGTGAACCACAACTGGCTCCTCAGCGTGCCACGTATGATCCGCCGTAAAGAGGGCAAGCACCGTATCCGCTGGATGAACACGGAGGAGGAGGGCAACGTCCTAAAGGCGTGCCAGCACCTGGGGCTCAACTGCCTTCACGACTTCATCATTGTGGCGGTCGATACAGGGTTCCGCCGTGCTGAACTCCTCGGGCTCAGTGCTCCTGACTTCCAGGAAGGGATGATTCACCTGTACGCCGGACAGACCAAGAACGGAGACGCCCGTGCCATCCCGGCTACCAGTCGCGTGGCGCGCATCCTGCACCGCAGGCGGATGAACCTGACTACCTTTGAAGGACTCACCGTTTCGTCTTTGCGTCACCAGTGGGCCACTCTGCGCGCCTACATGGGCATGGAAGAAGACCCGCAGTTCATCGTTCACATGCTTCGCCACACCTGCGCTTCGCGCCTGGTACAGCGCGGCGTCCCATTGGCCTCCGTCCAGCATTGGATGGGCCACAAGAACATCAACACGACACTCCGGTACGCGCATCTGGCACCGGAAAATCTGATGCAGGCGCGCAATGCGCTAGAGGCAGCACCGGCACAGCCGACCGCTTTTGAGTCGGTAGAGCGCGACACGTTCTTCAACTATGGTGAGGCTACAACGGCCTAGTTGGGACACATTTTCTGATTCGTGGCTCGGGCAGAGTAGGCCCTGAGCGGCGACCGTGGGCCCACCCAAAACGGGGCGGGACACACCGGGACACATGGGGACACTTGGGACACGAATTTAGCGTTGCATAGTGTGTCCCACCTGTGTAAGATGCGCGCCAAGCCCTTGTATCTAAAGGGTTTCGCGAATTGACCAAGCTCTGGCACCAGATTTAGGTTCCAGCGGCGCAAGCTGTAAGAGTTCGAGTCTCTTCGTCCGCACCATGCTTCTGTAAGGTTGTACCGCAAGACCGCAATATGGTGGGCGTAGCTCAGTTGGTAGAGCGCTGGATTGTGATTCCAGTTGTCGTGGGTTCGATTCCCATCGTCCACCCCATATTCCTGAAAGGCGCCTTGATCGTGAGATCGGGCGCCTTTTTGTTTTGGGGCTGTGGTGTGCACGCCTTCAGTGTTCTGGTGTCTTTGTTTGAGGTCGAGCGTCGCCCGCGCGGCTCCTGGTGTTCCTCCTCGATATCGTGCCGTGCAAACAAGGTGGTCGCCTCGCGGGCGCTGAAAATGTCGTGGTGAGCCACCTCTCGGTCAAATCAAACCCCGCCCCTTGTAATCCTCTGGTGGCACCCCAATAAAAGCTGTTAGATTTCAGCCGGTTGAAACACCGGCCCGTTTGGCCGGCAAAGGACATCACG